GAGAAAGATTAACAAAACTTTGTTTGCTCATAAATTTACCCCCTCCAGCAAGTGACGCGGCAGCTGCTCCACCAGCCATATCCGCCATGCCTCCTACTAACGCATCTGTTGCGTCTTTTCTTGCTTGGTCAGCAGCAGCTTTTCTTTGTTGTGCCATACCCAACATTGTGCCGGTTTTTTCCATATTCATTTTTTGGCTTTGTCTTTCGCCAGTAGCAACAGCTTGTTGTCTTTGTTGCTCCCCTTGTGCTCCTAACATTGCATTTCTTTGTTCTTGTTGACCAATTGTTACAGAAGCCTGTTGTGCAGCCTGTGCTTGTGAATTAGCTAATGATTGCGCTAAAGCAGCTACTCCGCCACCACCTGCCGCGGCCGCTAAGTTACCCATTATATTAGCTGCTCCTTGTGAAGATTGTTGTGCAGCAAAATCTGCAGCCTGTGTATTAACAGTTAAATTTTCATAAGTGTTTGTTAAATTTTTGTAAGGGTTTGACGTATCTAAAGATTCGTATTCTGACATTCTACCAGCTAATTCTTGTTGTGCGGCTCTTTGTTCGCGTCTTCTTTTACCACCACCAAATAAACTGCCTACCGCTTTAATAGCTCCACCTACGGCCTGCCCGGCCATCTGTATCCCCGCTGCCGCTACAGCAGGCGCAACAGCCCAGGTTGTTTCTCCGCTAGGGGCGTCTATTATTAAGTTTGATATTTCTAATATAATATTCATGTGCTATTTTTTTATATATTTATTATTACGTATTAACTACTTATACTAATTTCACTACCTACAGAATATATTTCCTTAGATGTTGATGCGGTGTTCTGCATTTTAACAGTAGCATAATACCCTAATAAACCACTGGTTTGCCATTCTGCGTTTTTTACATAAAATACAAAGTATGTAGGATATGACGGCGGTGAACTTGTAGTTGAAAAGTTTGCTGTAACTTCTGTTGCAGTGATTGCGGTTACTGGCCCTATTTTAGTTTTAACNCCAGTACTNGGGTGTACATAGTACAAATCGTCACCTATTTGTAAATCTTGAGGTGTTTGATTTGCAAAAGTATATTTTCTTAAATTTGTACCAGCGCTAGCGTTACTTGCCCAATCTCCAATACCTTGAATATTCAACGCTTTAGTATCAATAGTGCTCGCGGTTTCTGTAACGCCTTTAATATAGTTAAAATATTTGTTTTCTTTTTCAATAAAAGCATTTATATTTCCGTCTTGCTGATCAGTAACAATACTTGCGCATGTCCATCCGCTATCACCTTCATAATTTAGTGTTCTAAAATTTTTCATATTAGCAGGCGCTTCGTTTAATACAAACTCTACATAAGGGGTAACAGTTGTACCATAAAAAGAGCTATGGGTTGCGTTAGTGTGATGTTCATATATTCTACCTTGCTTGAATGTGTAATACTTATTGGTCATACTAATACCTGCTTCAGGTACAAATGACTTTTTACTAACCCATCCATTAACTGATTCGGAAAAAGATAGAGTACTATTAACATTGTAGGTATGAGTGCTAATATTATATTGATGTTTTTTAACATCATACGACCCTACCATTAGTCCTGCATTGCTAATTAAGCTATCTCTAAAAAAATCTTTCATACCGTAATTAGATATAGCTTCCATGCCGTCCATTGAATGCCTTACAACAACACCGTTGTTTCTATCCGTAAAATAAGACCTATGTGTATATGATGCAAAACTTTCTGGATTTTTACTTATACCATAATCTGAATTATACGGTATTGCTTGTCCTAATACAGCTTTGTTTGAAGTTATATTTGTATTGCCATCAGCATTAAATAATGCGTCCTTGTTTGTTAATATTTTTACAACTTTATTTTCGCAATACGCTATTATGTCGTTTTGTCTTGTATGTAACAGTTGTATACTGCCATAGTCTGGATTTAAATCTTTAGTAATATCTTCTGCAATAATAAATTGGTTTAATCTATTTAGTGCATTTTTATTGTTATATATTTGAGAAAATATTAAACTATTCTTTTTCGTTTCTTCTATATAAGGCTTGTCTTCAAATACAGTAGATACTCTTACTCCTTTTCCTAAGTTTGCTCCGTTGAAAGTATCTCTAATTGTAAATGACTCAACGCCATTTGAAAAACTAAAGCAATTATAGTATAATAAAACATTGTCATTGCCATGAACTCCCCCTGACTGACAGGAAAAATTTTCTTGAGTTTCAAAATAAATATCAATGTCCGTGTCATCCTTTGGTAGAACCTCAAATATTGGAGGCTCCGGTATACCTACTAACTGATCTTCTTTTCTAAATTGTAATACAGAAATTTGCATTATATTGTTATGAGTAGTTACTTCTCTGTCACCATTAAAAATTAAATTTTGTGCTAACGGCTGATCTAATTTTATTAGATAAACAGCATCACCATCGTTAAATGCTGATACGCTACTACCTCTTTCAAGATACTTATATACTCTTTCAATCTTATAGACATTATTATCAATCGCTTGATTTGCTATAACCTGTCCTCTTGATCTGTCAAATTTTAAATAAACAGGATTATCTGTATTATAATTGTTTTTATTTGATGGGGCTTTTTCTAATCCAGTAATTAAAGGCAATGTAGCATACTTTGATGCTCTAGAGTGAAATTTAACATCTGTTCTTATACAGAAATGATAACCTTGGTCTAATTCTGAATTGGTGATAAAGCCACGCGAAGCAAGATAAGATTGCCCTGTACTAGTTCCTAAATGATTTAAAGCTCCATTAAAACCTCCCGATACCGGGCTTAAAGCTGTACTTTTCCCGTTTCTTGTTACAGAAGAATCCGTATTTGCTTTTCCCCCACCATACATATGAAATTGTCTTGGGTCATCATCACCTTGATCACCGTCTAAAGATATTGTGCTAAGTACTTGTAAATTATTTAAATCGTCTTCTCCTTTTAATTCAGCTAATATAGCGCTATCATTTTTTATTTTAATAAAAAATTTACCCTGGTATTCTTCTTTTCCGCTTTCATCTACGTGATCAACAACAACCATCTTTAACACCCCCACCATAAGCATCTGCTGCGTCGGAAGAATTATTTGCTGTTGAATCACCTCCAACAAGAGTAGCACCTCCTGATGATGATCCGGATGCGTTTAACAACTTATCTTGATCGTAATTATCATAAAGTATTTTTATATCGTCACCAAACTCTTGTGTAAAATGCAATTCAAAATCATTGTCAGACTCTAAATCTAATTCTTTATTTGCAATTGTATATACGTTTGTTTCGCCAGAACCAGTAACAAATTTTACTTTTGCGCCAGGGTTTAAAAAATTGTAAGCCTCTCTACTAACGCCGTTAGCCGTATTGTTGCCAATTTTATTACCACTATCTATATTAGTTTCTTGCACTTTGTACATTGCGCTAACAGTAATTCTGTTCCTGCCAATTACAGGTGTACTGCCTGGTTTTAACAAATGTTGGTCTAGATCTTGTTCGAAGTTTTTACTAAATACAAAAACATCTGGAACATAAATTTCTTTTAAAGGTTTTGCTAAAAACTCAGGTGGTGTTGTATATTTATCTATTACTTTAAATTCTTGAGTAATATTTGAAATATTATTACCTCTTTTCTTTTTTATTACTATAGAGTCATCAACATCAACTTTATTAACATCTGCAGAAGGGATAGCTATATATATAAAACCTTCTTTATCTTGATAAAAACTATCACCAATAAAATTGTGAGTTGGTTTTGCTATTTCTTTTATAAAATACTTGTATGTTTTTGCAAACGCAGGTGGATTAGAAGTAATTTTTGCTGTAAACTGTGTAGAAAATGAAGAGGTGTTTTGGCTTGTTTTGAAAATGCCCGAGTTACTAGTTAATACAGGTGTTTGTCTACCGAACTCATCCATGTACACCACACCAAACTGATATGTTCTTTTGGATTTTATAGATTGCCTTTGCGCAATATTAGCGCTTCCCGGGTTGTATCGGTTTTTTAATTGAATGTCAAATACAGGCAAAACATCGTTGTTACTTGAATCTTTCAAATCAAAGTTTTCTGTATAATTGCCATACACTAATCTATTTGCGGTAACTTCTTGAGATTTTGCTCTTTTAGGTACACTATCAAATAATCTTAATAATTGATTAGATGGTATAGTTTTAAATATTTGATCGTCTTTAACTTGGAAAGTAGTAGCAATTGTTCCGTTAGACTGTCTTTTTATAACATCAACAGAATAACAATTAGAACTTACTGAGTCTTTGTATATAATATCTATTTCTTTTACGTCTGCAGATATTCTATCAGATAAATTTTGTAAAGTTAATGAACGAATACTGTTAACCATAGCCAAATTTTGACCAGCTTTTGTATCGTATTCAATACCTGTACCAGCGCCCACTGTAGGGTCTGGTAAAAATGCTGCATTAGAAAACGGTGAAAAGCAAGAATACTGTCCGTTATCGTATTTATATCTATATGCAAATCTAGCAAACTTTTCTTTAAATAAAGGCTCATCTTCTTCTAATAAACAAGAATACTCTACCCCACCTCCTGGTGATTTTTCAGATAAAGTTAATATTGTTGCTGTGAATGAACCAACGTTTGAACCAGTTTGAGTGTTATCAAAAGCAGTTAATTTTATTCTAGCTTTAATAGTTTTTACAGTGTTATCAGTTTGCGTGAAAGAGTGCGTTAACACAATAACGTCACCAACTTGATAATTTGGATTTTGCGCACCATCACCATTAAAAAATCTGCTATAATCAGATGTGCTACTACTAAATGAAGTTCCGGTATTTATAGAATTTACTAAATTACCAACGCTTGTTGACGCTCCAAAATCAGCTGTAATCTTTATTGTTCCGCCTGGATTACCAGCAGTACCTAAGCCCCCTCTTGAGGAGCTGCTCATACTTAGTGTAGGCGCAACTAAGGGTGCTTTTTTAATTACTGTTATTTTATCAGCTGCTAAACCTGTTGACGTAGAACTAGCTGAACTATGAGTTAAAGCCTTCCAGTATTCAATATCTACTTGTCTAGGCTCGTTTAAATCATCTGTAAAATATAAAACACCATCTAAAACATTAGCCCCTGTGATATAGTTGTCAGTATTAAAATTTAAAATACTACCTGTGTCACATAAAACAGTGTCGTAAGCATTACTTGAAGTATTGTATTCCGCTATTACATCTTTGCTAGCATGCGTTATAAAGTAATATATTTTTTGAGATTCAACATCCTTACACACACCTATACATTTAGCGCTTTGACCAAGCGTAATACTTGATTTTTCAGTATTACCTAAAATATTCTTTAAAGCACCTACGTCGCTACCACTAGAGTAGTCAACATCAATGTTTAAGGCATCTCTATATTCACCATTGGGAAGTAATCTTTCATCAAGGTCTTTGTTCATTTTACCTTTAATGAAAGCATTTTTAATTTCTGGCATACTTTAGTGTTTTAAAACTTTAGATTTATTTCTCATTACTTGAGCAATTTCACGAGGGTTAAGATTAGCTAATCTTAATTTAGCATTTCTCATTGCTGCAAATCTGTCTCTCTTATATCTATTAATTACGTATTCAGGAGAATTTGCTCTTGCACTCATTACAGCATACACAATGTGTTTGTATATAGCTTCCTCAGCAAATTTATGTACTTTCATTTCATCATCAGTGCCCATACTGTCAGAAACGTACTTTAATGTTATTACTTTACCAACTAAATCAGCACTAAAATGTATTTTTCCATTTACTTCGTCCATAATAAAGTTTCCATTTCTTGTTGCTAATTCAGGTGTTAAACCAAATCTACCGCCATATCCACTTGTTCTTTCATTTAAACTATCTATATCCCCCATTGAGTCATCTACAAATGTAGCAGTAACATTATCCATATCGGCTTGCTTAAAGCGAGTTTGTGTTGTAGGTGTTTGGGTTAATAAACTATCGTCATTATCAAATAAATAGCTATAGTCACCAGCCTGTGCTATTGATTGGGATGGTATAGATGTTAATCTTGCTGGGTATAAATGGTGTTCCACACCTAGTGCATCAATTCTTGACATTTGTACATAATCAACATAATCTTGCGGCATAACCATAGCTAAGCTATCTGGCACTTCAATTTCTTGTATTTTTTCAACTTTAGATATATCATAGCTAAACTCTTGAATACCCCTTTTAGTATGAAATAATATATCTGTTCTTTTAATTCTAGGAATTATTTTATCTTTACCTACGTAAGAAACCATAAAGTTATTAACTATATCATTTAAAGATATATATCTATAGTTACCAGATATTATAGGATTTGTAATAGTTGCCTGAATAACATCTCCAACACTTCTGCCTGATGCAAATATTATTTTACCAGCGTTTGATCCTGAGGAAGAGTAGCTGTATAAGTTATCTTCTATTTCAACATCGTTGATAAAAACAATAAATTTTGATTTTGCAGTTGGTAAAGGGTCTAATGTTAATAAAAACTCAGTTTGATTTGCAGTTGCTGTAAACCTCTGCCCTGGAGTATAATATTGGTAATGTGTTTGATTTATAAATGCCATGTGTTATGCTTTTTCTTGTGTTACACTTTTAGTATCTTCTCCACTAGCCATTGCGTAGATAGAGTTATCTTTTATTACTATTCCAGCTAATGCTAATATTTTAATTACTAACTCTGGCTCTTCTGATTCGTGCAGCTCAAAATTAGTTGATGTAGCTGAATTGTATAGCCCAGTTGCGCTATTAGCCGCCCAAGCTGCTACAGCGGGAACTTTAACATAGTTTGCATATATACCGCTAGTTATCTGAGTATTGTTAGTGCCGTACACCTTTATCCCGGCAGTATCTCTAATATATATAGGATAAGTATTTGTAGGTTTTGTAAGTGGAGATCTTTGAATATATAACCATTCTTTTTGGGTTACTTGTTCTATATCTCTACAATCAGGACAATTGTTTAATACAGTACCTAATCTATATAGGTCTGCGGGAAGTGTAGTGCCTCCGGTAACAGATATTCCTGTTTTTTCAAATGCACTTATTTTTTCTTCGAGTATTTCAACCATGTCGGAATAATCTGTCTGGTTACCTGGAACTCTTAGAAATTGATTTAGGTCATAAAAATATTGTTCAAATATGTCAAGCTGTGCTTGATTTGCAATAGTGTTAAACTCCTGAGGCGTAAGATAGCCTCGCTGTTCTTTGTTTGTTATAGCTAATACTCTTTGGTATACTGTGTTTACGTTTACTGCCATTATATTTTTATTATAGGTTAAGGCCCACAAAAGCAGGCCTTGCCTACATTTTGTTTACTTTAGTTTCTTTTCAATAGTTTGGTATACTTCAACCCCTTCATCGGTTTTAAAGTATTGTGCTAAAGCAGAGTACGGATTTTCATCAAACGGAACTGTCATAAGTTTTCTATCATTTGTTCCCCACATAAATGTTCTTTGGTCATTTGATAGTTTAATAATACCTAATTCAGTAGCTTTAATTCCAACATTTCTAATATTTATGTTTTCATCATTAGCCAATTCTAAGAACAAGTAAGGGTTTTGCCTAGCAAATAGCAAGCAATCTCTTTTAATCTCCTTAGAACTCATCGTAGATACTTTATTTCCGAATTCTGTCCTTAATATAGCCTCCATACGATCTATATCTAATGTTGTAGCTAAATTTAATGCTTTAATTTCAGCTTCAATATATTCCATATCATTTTCAGCAATTTCAATAGGATTAAATTCTTGAAATTTTTGTCCATTCCAAGGATGTATATCTAAAAAATTCTGTAATGTTTGTTTTTCTTTTGGTACAAATAATTGTCCATCTCTAAAAACAATATGACTTAATCTTTGCGGCCCTTTAAATTCATCAACAAATACTGTTTTTTGATTTTCACAATATTTCATTTCTCTTTCATATCCTAATTTCTCATCAAACCAAAATAGACCTCTACTTTTTAATACATACACAATAGGTGTTTGATTTAAATTTAATTCATACACTTTGTCTTTGTATACTTTTTTTGTTTCTTTTTTAACCTCAACAGGTTTTTTAGCAACCTGAGTTACAGGTTCTTGCTTTTTTACTTTTTCCATAATATAATATAATTTAATAGTTTAAAAAAGTAATAGTTACCCCCGTACAAAATACGAGGGTAAAAATTACAATAGTTATTAAGAGCTAAACTTGATAAAGTTGTTAGCAGCTTGTGTTACTAAACATCTTTCAGAAAGATAGTGAATTTCCATCTTGTCAACACCTGATGCAGTAGCTCCGCCAACTGATCCAGTGATCCATGATTTCATTCTTCTATCATCCATTTCAGAAGCTCTGTATCTTACGTGTAAGAAAGGACGTCTAACATTTTTACCTAATTGTTGGTCATAAACTGAAGACGTACCAGCTGGTACTAAAAGTCCTTTTAATCCACCTACGTGACCTCTTGTAGAAGCATCATTAAGATATTTCCAGTCAGTTTTGTAGAAGTCATAAGAACCTCTTCTAAATCCAGTAAAGCCTAAATTAAGTGCCATGTCAGATGAGTTTTCAAATACACCGTAATTAACACCACCAGTTACGTGAGGGTTTAATCCCGCAAGTAAATCATCAATGTATAAATTAGCGTCTCTATCTAAGAATAACATATTCTCTTCAATTGAACCTTGTTTGTCTAATTCTTTTAATAATAAATCAAACTCAGCAAGTTTATCAGCAGCAGGTGTTGCAGCATCAAATTGATTTGTTGCCACCATACCTCTACTAGCAATTGCAGATAATAATCCTTCAGATCCATCTGGTACATCCGCTACTGCGTTTGCATGAGATTTTTCTGCTTCAATCATTGTCATTTCTAAGTAGTCTTCGAATCTTACTCTAGTGTCTCCTTCAGCTTTCATGTACCATAGGTAACCTGCTTGTCCAGCTTCTCCACTTACTTCAACCCACCCAATTTGAGCAGTATCAGAACCAGAAATTTCAAAGTGATCTTTGATAATCATTGGCTTGTTAGTGAAAGATTTGAATACAGGCTCTACAGAATTAGTCATGCTGTCAGTACCTTTGTTAAATTCAGAACCATAAACGAAGAATTTAATCGCTTGGTTATCAGTAGTTGCGATACCAGCTAAATCATCAACATTCTCAGCGCCGTAAGGCTTGATAGTTAATGTATTAGTTGCAGTCTCGATACCAGCTGTAACAAAAGCTTTAAATACAACGCTATTAACCACAGCTACTACAGTAGCTCCTTTTCTAATTGCGTGTGCTTCTGTTGCACCAGAATCAATACCTACGATAGCATCGATTGCTCCTGTAACAGGATTAACCTCTCCAGTGTAAGCTAAGTGTAGTCTACCTTGCTCAGACCAAATTACTTGATCAGAAGCCATAGGCATTTCTGCACCTACCATTCTCAAGAAAGAAGAAACAGATCTGTTGCCATATCTTTCAACTTCTTGAGCATATAATTCAGGTAAATACTGTTGTGCCCAGTTTTCTCCACCTGAATGAAAATTTAAATAGTTACTCTGCAGTGTCATTTTTTGAGATGCAGGAGAAACTATGCTGCCAGCCGATGGGCCAGCAAATGAAACGTTTGTTGCCATTTTTTAATAGTTTTTAATAGTTTTTTAATTTTAGTTTAATTCCAGATAAATCATCGCCACTAATAACTCTTGCTTTCATGCCACCAATTTTAACCTCTTGATGTGTTGATCTTGGGTCCATATTAATGTTTTTTGAAGACTTAACAGATTGCTTAATAGCATCTGCCTTGCCTTGCTCATAAAAATGTTGAGCTATAGAGTCGGGATTCATCGCGGTAAATAAAGCTTTGTGATAACCAGGAGCATCTGCCATCTTGTTTTCTTTATCTAAGAACTTCTTAGTAAAGTTATTGATGTCACTCTGGGTTTCTCTAACATTATCTACATTCTTCACATTAAACCTAAATCTCTTGTCGCCGACATTATATTCAAAACCTTTGAATTTATCATTAAAAAGTGAATCAGTTTTATTGTTAAACGCTTCTCTTTGAGATTGCGCTATTTCTTGATTCTGGGTAGACTCCTCGTTGTACCTATTAAAAAAGTCTAATGCTTCTTTTGCTTCGGGGGTTAGTCTATTACCAGCTTTAATTTCTTTATAGTAATTATCTTTTTTTGATTCAAGTTGTGATTTTGCTTCAGCAACTTCTTCTTTAAAAGCTAATTTTTGTCTTTTAATAACTTTAGGATCATCAACCTCTTCATCAAAAGAAAATTTGTCATCAATTAAGAATACAATTTCTTCGGATGATAGATGAGGTTTTGTTTGAGTATAATACTCATGAAGTAAATCCATGTTATCAAACTTCTCATAATCCTTGTTTAATTTTACATAATCTTCCAAATTGCCACCTGTTTCATTTATAAACTTAACTAAGTCTTGAATATTTTCAGGATACTCTATTGGTTTTTGTGCTTCTTCTTTCTGTAATACTTTTTCTTGTTCCGGTGTGGTAACGGTATTTTCAACGCGTTCCACCACTCCTGAATCGTCAGTTGTGTTTTCTTCATCTGTAATTTCTTGCAATACCGCTTCTTCTACATCTTCTTCTTGTCGTACTTCTTGCAATTCCACTTTGGCTTCTTGCCCAGTTTCTTCAACCTTGCTGTCTCCGCTAGACACGCTATTTTCTGCTTCTTGTTCTTGAACGGCATCTTGCTCTTGTTTAGGGGGTTGTGTTAAATCTACTTTGTACATACCAGACTCTTTATCAAATCCGGAGTCTTTCTGTACTTCTTGTTCTTTTTCTTGTATAGACTTTTCTTCAGTCTCTACAACTTTTACTTTTAATTCTTCTGCCATAATAAAATATTATATGATTATACAATTTATATATTACTTAGGATCAAATGTACCTAAGTCAAAATCTCCGCTTAAAATATCATTTCCACCTGATTCAAAACTTTTTGGCGGTAAGTTATTCTTACGTTGATTTATAAGCTCGCTTTGTTGGCTAGCTTGTATTTTTGTTCTTTCGTCTTTTCGATTCTCTTTTTCAGAGCTCTTTTGTTTCTCAACATTGTTCTTTGCTCCATGCAACTGCATATTCATTTGGAACTCTAAATTCATTAATTCTTTTTTAAGAGCTGCTTCCGCTTGTAGCTTTTGCATATCTAATTGCCCTTTAGCTTGCTCTAATTGAATTTTACTTTGCATTAGCGCTTGTTGTTTCTGAACCTCAGCTTGGGCAGCAACTTGTTGTGCTTGCGCATTTGCCTGTGCTTGTGCCTGTATATTTGCTTTAGCAGTTTGCTGATCTTGTTGTTGCTTTTTCTTTCTTCTAAGCTTTAACAATTGATTTGCTAATTTAACATTCTTTATCATTCTTATATCAATAGCATCTTCAAGATGAATGTTGTTTTGCCCAATAGCAACTTGAATATTATTTTCTAACATTTGCTTTTCTTCTTCATCAGGTTCGAGCTCTAAAAATATACCAAAATCATGTAAATGCAATTCAGATAATTCATTTAAAGTTGCTACATTATGAGAACCTATACTTTGAACAAACGCTGTTGCTGTAGGTGAGTACTCTAAAACATCAGATATTCTTAAAGATATTTTTTCTGCTGTTTCTGTTGTTAGGTATAAACCGCTTTGTAATATATGTCTAGTTGCTGTATTACTATTTGCTGCTGCTAATTTTTGCACACCAACTAAAGCATTCCTGTCTGGGCTACTACCATCTCTAGCTTCGTTTAACCCTGTAGCATCTCTTATCATTTGCATATAATAGTTATATGTACTAATCAATGCTGTTAATTTATTTGTACCTGCGCTATTATTTATTTCTTGTATAGGTATTTTACCTGGGTTCATATCACCGTCTGAAGTAAATGATCTACCGATTATACTACCTGTTTGGAAGAACATATTCAATGCTTCTTGAGGATTGTAATTACTCCCGTTACCTAAATCTATTTCAGCTAAACCATCTGCATCAACGTAAACCCCATCTGGAACCATCCTTGAAAGAATTTGTTGAATTTTTAAATGAGTTAACTGTATCATATCAGCAAAGCTAGTAACTCTGCTAACTAAAGACTCTATATTACCATTATACATTCGAGGCGCAACAATAGAGTAATTCATTTTTACTTTATTTGCATCGCTCTTTTCTCGAAGCATGTTTTCGCAAAGATTCCATTTTAAAAGTTTCTTTGCTCCAGGTATATATATTCCGTCATAAAGAACTTCTACATTTTTTGCTATACGTTCGAACTTCAATCCTTCCGTCGTTGGTGGATTAAAAGCATCAGACTTTTTAATTATTTTTTCTGCTCCAGTTGCTGTTTCTTTTACTTTATAAACTTCATTCATATACGTTTTATAATTAAAATATAAAACTTCTATTGAATTATTATCGGTCTGGTCAGATCTTGATGTATACTTATTAAATAGATTATAACTAGATCCACCGTTTTGAATTAAAGATTTTAAATCTTCATCTGTTAAATCAGGGAATTCTTTTTTAAGATCTATTAATGTTATTGTTTTCATTTCGCCCACATAATATATGTCGTCAAAATAAGGTGATTCAGTATGTGAGTAAACTATATTAGCAGGATCTACGTATTCTATTTTTATTCCTTCAGAGGTATTAAATGTGTTTTTAACGCACCCTATACCAACTACAGCTAAATCATAGTAAAATCTTTTCTTAGTTAATTCGTAATTATTTAAATTAAAAACAGTAGAAATAGCTTGCTCTTCAGCAATTTCAATAGCTTGCTTATAATCTAACTGCATATGTAATTGTAACTCCTCGTTATTTTCCGGTAGCTGATCAGCAGGCATTCTTGATAAATCTATTCCAAAATTTTGCGACACAAATTGATTTATATCCTGTGTTTGCATATCAACCATTATACTTTCCATATATGCTGTTCTTTGGTTTACACCAAATGGATCTTGAGAAAAAGCCTTTATATCGTATGTTCTTTCAGCAATACCGTTAACAACTATATCTACAAACTTAGGTATAATAGGAACTGGTTTCCAGTCTAAATTAAGGTATGACAAATCTCCATTGATGGACAATTCGTCTTTGTATTTCTGTGTTGACTGCTCACCTCTTGCGTACAATCTTAACTTATGAAAATTATCTTGGTTAGTTAAATATCTGTTTATACCAGATGATTTTTTAAACCATTCATTTTCTATAGCTTTAGCAATTTCTAAGCCGTATTCCATTGATAATTTTTCATCATCACCAACGGCTTGACTTGGAAAGTAGTTTTTCATAACTGATTCAGCCATAATTCTTTATTATTTTTGATAGAGTTCCTTTATTTTCGTATTTATTCAAAGTGATATTAACTTTTTGTCTTATTAACTCAGCGTTAGGTCTATATTTATTCTTATTACATGCCATAATTGCTAACCCTGAGCTTATAGCTGCATCAAACTTTGTTCTCTTGTTTATATCAAATTTAGCCCAATCGTTTAATGTTCTATTAAAATATAAATTTCCGTACTGGCCTTCGTCTATAATACCAACGTAATCATTTATATATGTTTCAATTGCAGCAGCATGAGCTTGTCTTATATCTTCGCTTGAGTTAGGTATTCCACCTATTTCTTTTTCTGTAATTGATAATTTATTTCTAGCTCTGTCTGGTCTATTCATACTAAAACCTCTATAGCCTCTTCTTTTTATATAATATAATAATCTTGGTTTATTGTTTTCTGCAAGTAGTGGCATTCCATAAAATACTAGTGCCATCAACATATCTTCAAAAAACATTTCTGCAGTTTGTGGTCTAGCCACATATTCTAAAAAAAACATATTAGCAGGAGCGTTTTCCATACTAAATTTTGTTAATCCGTGCAAAGAACCTTTAGAGCCTTGCCCATCTGTTGTCCCTGATATATCGTAACTATCACAACCAAAAGCACCCATATGCTCATTGCCTGGATATTTTGTACCGTTTTTAATTATAATATTATTCTGTAACTTTAAACTTGGTACCCAGCTAACTTTAAATCTTCCATTAGGGTTTGGTGAAAATTGAACTTTAGTATCTTTGATACCGTTTTTCCAAGAAAAGCTACCAGTAGTAACACTTGACATATTAGCAACTTCGTCATTGTAATCTATTTGCTCATATATCTTAGCTAAGTTAAATATACTGTTTTTAGTTTCATCTCTGAAAGCGTGCTCCTCTGTCCTTGGGAATTGTCTGTAAAATTCATTTAATGCGTCTTGGTCACCTTTTAAGCCATCAACTTCATTTTCCCAGTGTTCAATAACGCCAGTGTCAATTTCTTCTCCNTGTACATCTTTAACTTCTGTTTTTGGTGTTTCGAATACAGGTATTCCATTAGAATCAATGAATCCCTCGAAGTTCCATTCCATAGGTATGAACAAAGAATATAATCCTGAGCGAGTCTGCCCATTGCGGTTTCGTTTTGTAACATCTGAATTGTTATATAGTTTTTTAAAGTTTTCACCTCCTTTGTCTGATGAGTTACTTGTTGATCCCATCATACATTTTCCAATAATTCTGCTACCTAATCTAAGGGTGGTTTTCGTAACACGCCAGTTGTTGAGGATGTTCTCGGGGCGCTCCCATTTACCGGCTTCGTCATGAACGAGGAGGGCGAGTTTCTCACCATCATAGGAGTTATCGCCGGTGTTTTTCCAATCGATCGTGGTGTCCAATCCTTGTATATCCTCGATGGCTTCGTTGGCGGTAAGTTTTCTTCTTGTGAACTTACTTGCTGGGACTCTGAAAGCGAGCTCGGTCTTGGGCCTGTCCATACCATCCTGGATGGGCTTGAAAAAGAAGGGATAGTTAACTGATATGGGAACCACCTTATCGGTAAACATCTTCTTGGCATCAGCCCCAGATTTAGATAAAATTCCATATCTCGAGTCCGAGGATATGGTCGCCAAATTGACCACCTCTCCTGAGGCCATGAAAGAGAAACCAGATCTACGGTTCTTGAGGTAACACATCCCATAGGATCGTATATCTGCCTTACAAGCTTCCCAGAAAAGGAAGAATAGTCTATTTGCTTCTCGAAACTCTGGCTTCCCAATATCAATCTTGGTCCACTGCAGGTACATGTAATGAGTACCAGTAATGTAAGTGCGAGCCCCTTTGTTATAAAACCAAAAACCTTCTTCTCTTTTAATAAATTCTGAATCGATATACCCATGCCATTTGTTTTTAAAATCTGATGGCAACTCTCGCCAGTCAAATATTGTTTTTATTTTTTGTAATTCCTTAGGATATTCTTGAACTTCCCATATATTATTACCCTTAAAAACATCTTTAGGCTGCTTAGGTAAAGCTATTTTAAGATTTTGTATCTCATATATATCACCTATCATGCCTGTCTTGCTTATAACAACAACATCATGCTCTTTATTATATCCGTATTTCCACTTTTTTCCTTTATTAAGCCTTTTAATAGTATTAATTTTAATAGGCTCTATAATATTATATAATGACTGCTTATACATTACTTAGATCTTCTTTCAGCAAAACCTTTAAAAGCATCTTCTTTTTTACTTAAAGGCTTGTTATCTAATAAGGCTTTCTCTTCTTCAATACGATTAAGTATTTCGAAGGCGTCAAATATTGCAAGTTTTTTTGTAGCCGCAGCATTCTTGAGTCTGTCAGCTGATAAATCATCGTTGGAATCTACAATAGCTTCTTTAGCAACTTTAATAAGTTCTTCAACAGCTCGCTGTCCAGCTTGGATTATATTCTTTTTCGTTTCCTTGACGTTCATACTTAATAGATATTGAATTAGTTAATACTCTATATAATCTTTCACCATCAACAACAAATTCGTATTCGCTGCTAGGTGTAAATCCAACTAAATCATTTTTATTTATATCTTTGAGATTTTTGTCAATATACTTTATAACTCCTCTTAATGGAATTTCTTTTTCTAATAATATACTATTTGATTCAATTGGTTTAACAAAACAATAACCTTCTGGCGCACGCCATAAGTTGTTTCTTTTGTAAAGAAATATTTGATCTGATTTTACAAAGTACTTATTTTCTTTATAATAACTCCTGCTGTTTTTTTCAACACCGTAAACATCATAGAATCTTCTAAACACATTGTGATGAACAATAACTTCGTCACCCACTTGTATTTCTGTTTCTTGATGCTTTGGTATAGCCAATACTATTCCAACACGACTAACATATCGGTGGTCAGATATTTCTGTATTCAACAGCAGCTCTGTATCACCGATTTGTTTGGTATTGTCGTATCTATTGGATTTTGGTTTTATTATAAAATCAAATAT